ATTGTAGGTATAGGCCTTGTTAAGGTCACCAAAGGTAAAACTACCGCAATCTTGATTGATTGGAGCATAACCTGTTTGTGCTGTCCAAGCCGCAGTCAATTGTCCATTGGTAGCAGTGTTGGGATCAACTAGGATTGGAATGTAGGCCAATGGAACAAATCCACGATTACCTTGGTCACCTTTGACACCATCTGTGGGTTGTTGTAGCACTGAGAATGCCACAGTCTTGCTGGTGCTGGTTGATATGCTGGATGCCGTGGCAGTTAAACTTACTCTGCTGGTTGTGGTGCTAGGAGCAAAGAAGATGGTGTCATTTGTGACAACTCTAGTAGAAATAGTTGATGTGCTGGTTCCGCTGGTGACCCAACTTACACTTGTGGCACCCCAGTTACCTACCAATGCTTGAACTGTTAGGTTAGCAGGAGTAAATGTTGAATTGGTGTTCTTGGTAAATGCGCCGCCTGTAAAATCAAAATCAACAGTGACAGCTGACGCACCCTGATCCGCAAACACAAGACTTTCATAGATTGTGGCTAGATCATAGACCTGACCTGCTGAATTCTTATAGCGTGGATACACTGTGATAGTGGCAGGACTAAAACTCATGTTAGTTGGCTCGGGGAATATACAAAGTCCACTGGTAGCCGTTGTGATCTGTGCCCTATCTATGGTTACATTTTCTATTCTAATGGCCGTGGTGTCTGTAGGACCTGCGCCACTGATGCGCCATGAATTAGGCACGAATCGAGCATCAACATCGCTAGTGGCCAACGTAAATGGAATCACTGTGCCAGTTGATGTTTCACAACGAATAGCAGGAACAATGCCATCAAAGTCAGGAACTAGATCATCTGTGTAGCGTGGCACACCTAGAATAGGATTGATGAAACCAATTGTTGGACCAGTTTCCAATTGATTGTTAAAGGTCAACTGTGCTATTGCTGGACTTGATTGGAAGATGTTACCGGCAGCATCTTTGTAACGCACAGGTATCTGAACGAACGCAGGAAAGTCTGTGATGCTGGTAGGTGCTGGAAATAGCACTCCACCATCGCTGGGTGTGATAGAAGCTAGATTCAGTGTTATGTTGGTCAGAGTAACCACACCCGTAGTGGTGTAATTATTTGACGAATTTGTAGCAATTCTCCAAGAATTTGCTGTGAAAGTTGGGTCAGAAACCGTTAAAACGTCCTTATAAGTGGCCTGTTCTGCCCCCACTGCTCCATAGGCCTTCAATCGAACATTTGAGTAATCAGGAACCAAATCATAGCCTAAACGTGGCACACTTAGGATTGGAGGTTGGAATGAAACCAACACATACTGTCCTGTGACTTCACTAATGAAACGAGGTGCCCAAGTGATAGGAGTTGTGCCACTAAACGAACTCTTTGTTCTAGCACCAACACCTTTGGCCGCCCACCAATAGACGCCATCACCTAATCCAGTAACAGTCAGTGTGTGGTTAGTGCCAGTGGCAAACACAGGTCCACCGCTGGGCAGTTCTGTGGCATATAGGGTATAGTTGTTGCCTGAGATAGTGGATGTTGTGCCATACCAATATTCAAGACCCAATGTGGTTCCTAGACTTGGAACTGTGACACGCACATCAAAACTTGGAGTGGCACTTGAAGTATTCAAATTAAGAATAGTAGGTGCCGCAGGTGTTGTGATGATTGTTGGATCACTGATGCCAGTGTTTAGAGCTGGAGTAAAATCAGCTAGATCAATGTTGTTGTCATCATAGACATCATCATTGTATTCTGACGCAACAATGCGGGCATAGAGCATGCCATCATCTGATTTGCTTTCTTGGACCTGTGTTACACGGAATAGTTTACCATAAGGCATACCATAAGCACTGCCCCAACCATAGACTTCATGTGTGATACCTATGACATCACCAGCATCAATAGTGATACCACTGAATGCCATGGTAAAGGTAATGACTAGATCTTCACGACTCTGTAGTAGTCGACGTGCGGCAATGTATTGTGCGCGAATAATACTATTAGTATAAGGTAAACTGATATTAAGAATGTTTTCAGGTTCATTAGGACTTGGTTGAACGTTGGGAAAACTATCAATGTCAATAGAATAATAACCAGGTTGATCTTTGATCTTGGTGTTGGGGAATTGAACTTCAACACGGCTGTAGGTTGAGTTTAGGTCAATAGGATTAAGGTTGATACCGCCAATGATTTCACCGCTGGTGATCTTTCTCAATTGTGTGCTGGAAGGATCAGTGTCAAGGTAACTTCTGTTGATAACCACAGCCCATTGGCCACGTGCTTCATTCCATTGTAACCAACTGTCGGCAGCATCTGCGAAGTTGACCACATTGTCTAAGAAGTTCTTTGTGGTGTCAACTGGACCATTGATTCTATAACGACTAGTAGTGACCTTTGATCCGCCACCTGCTGGAGTGTAACTGATCGTTTGATCGCTATAGGTATCCAAGGCAGTAAGACTATCAGTGTAGACCTTGCTGATGTTTAGACCAGCACCATAGCGACTATTGGTTAGATAGTCACGGATGACAGCACCTGGTTTGGTCAAGGTGTTGTTGATTACAGCGGTAACTTCAGCTAGGTTAGTAATACCTTTTTCCTGACTATATTGTAACTTAACAACGGCAAAGACCAACTTGGTCATCTTGTTAGTTGATGTCCAACGATTGCCAGGTAGTATCTTATTGTCTTGTAGGACTTGTATAGCAGTGCTTGTGGTATTGGTTGGAGTCAAACTACCATCACGATATAGATAAAAGTTTATCAGTCCGTTTGGTTGTGTGTCAGTTGTTCCATCACTGTTGATCCAGGCGGTGACCATTGTTTGATCTGCTTCATCACCAAAGACTACTTTCTTATCACCCCAATAGATATCACCAAAGCTGAATACACCCGTAGCATCGCTGTCCATTGCTTCACTGAACGCCATGACATACCACATGGTCTTTTGGTCTTGACTGATCTTGGCATCAACAATGATAGGTTTCATGAATGATGATCCATAGACCACAGGAATCTTATTGTCAGTGGCCGGTGCTAGTTGGACACGATTACCAACTTGACGTGTGCCCACGCCTGCTCCACCGGCATCATCATCTCTTTTAGAGATCAAGCTAGAGATCACATAGGTTGTTACCAAACGAACACCAAAGGTAATGGCAGCGGCAGCAAAGCCACCAGCGGCAACACCAAGTGCTGAAATGATATACGGGGCTATAATACTTGCTGGCATCTTATTGTCTCCACATCTCTTCTAATTTGTTAAATCCAAAACGACCATAGTCCAAGTCTGGACTGTTGATCATTTTGCTTATCGTATATGCTTGTATATGACCCTGTGTCTTGGCCTGTTCACAGTAGGCTCTATAACGTGTTATCAATTTGTATCCTGCTGATGTGCCTCTATGTTCAGGCTCAACCCAATAGGCCAATTCATTTATCACGAATAGATCAGGGTCCCAAATGTTGCTATTCTTAACAGCGATCAACATACCAACACAAGAACTATCTTGTTCTGCTACAAAGATCACACCACTGATTAGACAGCGTGTTAATAGGCCATTGACATACTGCTCATTGTCACAGTTGTTTAGGATCTCCCAAGGACTGGCCGCACGATAGTGGCGTAGCATTTCAATCAATTGAGGAATGTCCCATTTGTTGGCCTGGCGAACTATCATTAGACTGGAACTCCAAAGTCAAAGTAAGCACCATTTAATTTTTCCACAGCATCCATACTGGTATCTGTGTTTCCATATAAACGTGTCCAATCATCTCTGTTGGTTCTACGTCCACCCACATTGTTTTCTAATACTGTTTTGTAATTTGAACAACTTATGACAATGCCAAAGGTGTCATCACGATCCTGTCTATTTTCTTCAATGATGTAACTGGTAACAATGCCAGTGAATCGTTTGACTGTGTTGACCAACATATAACCTTGATCGTAGAAACCACGTGATATTTCAATTTCACTGCCACGGATAGGATTGGCCAGAACAAGATTAATGTTGGCAGGGTCAATGCCCACCAAGGCCACATTGGTATCAAATGCTGATACCTTAAGGTCGCGCTGTTGTTGTCCAACTTGAACCAATCCACCTAAGGATTTGTAAACTACCCCATCAATGGTTTCATTTTTATAACTTGTTGAAAATGTGTAGACTGTGCTGGTTGATGTTGTCACAATGGTCAGCTTGACAAACTCCGCACTGATAATGGTGCTGGTGTTGACCACATTGGTTATTGTGGTGCTCATAGTAGACCCTCTGTTCCTGTGCTTTCAACAAGTTCAAATGTAGTATCAAACTTGATTAGGTTACCACTACCACCTGGAATGATGGTATAGGTTGGCATGTTAGGACAAAATAGATTGAACTGACAACTGGCACCATAAGCCAATGTTGAGCCAACTACTGAGTCGCTGATAAAATTAGCACGGTGTGTGGTCACTGAAACTGATGTTCCACTTCCTCTAAGCACATCACTGGTGCTGGTAAATGGATAATATTTGTTGGCAATCTGTATGAAGTCGCCCTTGGCCAATAAGACAGTTGAACTAGATACACTAGGCAAGTTGGTCAACACTAGGTTAGTGCCTGTAAAAGTTTGAACAGTGATACCTGCCCTGTTGCCTGCGCTTAGGCCACCTTGGTAGGTCAACAATCTACTGTTGGTTAGATTGACCACTTCAGGAATAGTTCTATCCTTGCGATCAAGTTCTTCAATGATGCTACGGCCATTGGCATAGGGTATGACAGCATTAACATCAACAGTCAAGCGCC